CTACCTTCCAGTGACGGTTACGTCCCAAGCTTCAGATCGGTTGTTAATGCCCACTCCACCGGATTGGCTGTAACCGTCACCGAAGTCGTTCTCCCAGGTGCGCTGTGAAACATCGCCCGAGGCGCCTACCTGCACATCAAAATCGAATGTCTCAGCCATTACGCGCGCCTCCAGAGCAAACCGCCCTGCCTCATCTCCTGCTGGAGAACCTGACGGACCTGTGCAGCAGCACTGTCGCCTATTGCTTTACCCTGACTTGCCGCTTCAGCAGCGCTCATGCCGGGCTGAGCCTCGACGGTGACAGGTACGCTGATACTGATCGGCGTAGACCCGCCGCCATAGGCCGAGCGGCAGCGTTGCGATCGTTTCGGAGATGAGGCGCACGCAAGACCAGCAAGCGGCCAGGCGCATGGCTTTGTTGATCGTCACGGTTTTGCCATTGGCGGATGTGCTGCCCACGGTTTGCGCCCAAATTCCGGAAGCGCTGCCGGAGAGAGACCTGCCCACCCAATCGATTATCGATGACCGAGGCGCGTTGATTGCACCGCTCAAGACGGATTTGAAAGACTTAGCCACCGGTCAGTCCCCTTCGAATGAATGCTGCCACGACGAAGCACGACGAAGCGGCGGCAAGAAGCGCCCAACCCACGCCAAGCAGTACGTAAACGCCTGCCACAGCAAGGGCAAAGCCCAGCACTGCAGTCAGCAGGTAAATGATTGATGCTGTGTTCATTCGAATATTGGGTCCCGGATTGAATCCATGAATCGGTCCACGCCGCCATCGCCGGCAACGACTTGCAGCATCGCCCGCCCGACCGACATGATCAGTGCAACAGCGCCATCGATCTTGTTGTCATCGCCCTGTTTGATGGGCCGTACTACGTCGTCGTTACCGGGCATGTTTTTGCCGATCACGTTGCCGATACACCAGGTCATGATCGGATTGCCGTCATGGTGGAACCTTCCAGCGGTGATAGCCGCTTCCAGCTCTTTCATGGCGTCGGACATGTTGGTGTAGTTCTGGGTGATGGTGACCGGGTTGAAACCCTCGTCGTCGAGGTCATGGCTCAACCCAGTAGCACCGTGTGGGTCAATCGGCGACTCGCGCAGCGGTGCGTGTTTGTTTGCCTCTTTGGTGTCTTCGAGGATTTCGCGGTAATCGATCTCGGCTCCATCGGTGACCTCAAGGTGTTTCGAGTTCAGCCAGGCCTGAAAGCGCTCGGACATCCGCTTGTTGTCGCTGTCATAAGCGGTGTCGTATGGCACCCAAAACTTGGGAGCCACGCTGTAGTAGTGAGTCTTTCCGTCGATCACCCTCCAAAACAGGCGCGCCCTCGAGTTCATGTCCAGCTTTCGCGCAAGGTCGAAACCGGCGATCCACTCTTGCCCCTCGAATTGATCAAGGGTAAGGGAGGTGTCCTCGCACGCCTTCCAGTCCTGCATGTTGAAGAAGCCAGACTTGGCGCTCACCCAAAGGTTGAGGTGCTTCGTTTTGAAGGTGTTGGTGAACCGAGCCGAGCGGATCGCTCGGGCCAACTGGCTTTCCAGGTACTCCTGAAACACGGATACGCCGTGGTTCGGATTGGCCTTGGCCAGCATCTTGGGATCGGTCCAGTCGTCGCCCTCATCAAGCGTCCAGATCCAGCCGAACAGCTCGTCGTCGGGTACCGTGCCGGCAAGCATTTCGATCACCTGGCGGCGCTTGTCGTAACAAGGCCCCTCGATGTCAGCGCCGGCCGTGGTGATGATGAACATCAGCGGCTGACGCCTTGCCCCCATGCCGGTGAGCATCGTGTCGTACTGAGCAGACGTTGGGTGTTCGTGGTATTCATCGACAATGGCGCAGCTGGGTGACGCACCGTCGCCCGGGTTGCCGATAAGCGGTTCGAACCTGCTGAAGTCGGACGGGATGTTCATGTTCGAGGCATTGACCTCGATGCCCGCCGCCTTAATCAGATTGGGCGACTTCGTCACCATCAGCTTCGCGGGTCTGAACACTTCCCATGCCTGCTTCTCGGTAGTCGCTCCGGAATAAACTTCGGCGCCGTACTCATCATCAGCAACGAACATGCCGATGCCTACGCCACCGGCTACGACTGACTTGCCATTTTTGCGCGGCACTTCCCAGTAGCTTTCACGGAACCTGCGGTGCCCCCCCTTCTTTTTGACCCAACCAAACGTTACGGCCAGCCCAAACAGCTGCCACCCCTCGAGCGTGATCCGTTGACGCTTGAAAGCCCATTCCCCCTTGGTATGTGGCAGCAGCTGGATCAGCTTGAGCTTTTTCTCAGCCTTCGCCGGATCGAACTTGAACCTGAACCCGCGCTTGCGGCTGGCTGCCATGTCATCGAAATGGCGCTGCACTGCCTGATGGATGTACCGACAAGCTGGCACCTTTCCACGTAGCAGAGACCTACCCCAAACCATCGCTTTATCAACGTTGGGGTGGGCGGACTTGGCCATTCAGGATCTCAATAGTTCTTCGAATTCGTTGGTCTCTTTTTCCTTGTTTCCTCCGATAAGACGTGTGCGGTTGGCCGGGTCAAGGCCGAGCATCGCCCCGAACGTAACCATTTGCCGCATCGTTTCGTTCGCGGCGGTCAGTGCCGGGTTTTTCATCGGTCCGCCGGTGGCACCAGTAACCACGATGCCGTGGGCCTGGACTGACTCCTGCGCCATTCGCCAGTTGTCGTATGCAACGCAGAACGCTTCGACGTTGTGTAAATCAGTTATCGCGACCACGTTTTCGCGCAGAAGCTCGGGAACAATCATCTTCCACATCTGCGAAGCGCGGTCGCTGAGCCATTCGGGCGGATCAACATTTGTGATCTTCGAAAAAGCGGGCTCGGCCTTATTCAGCGCGCGTTTGCCGGGATTTCCGGCTAGTGCTTTCTTGGCGGTCGGCTTGGGTTTGCGACCACGGCCGGCGACCGTGGCAGTACCTCCCATCGCGCAACTCCAGAATTTTTAATTTCGCGGGTGTAAAAAAACGATTGAGGGCGCGGTCTAGAAGCGAAAGGGACCAGACTTTTGACCCTCCCCCACCGCACCAGACTGGTGCGCGCACCATATCGGTGCATTTTCGTGAAATTCGACGAGAATCGTTCTCTTTTCGGTCAGCGAGGCCGGGCTGCCTGGGTGTTACCCCAGCCGCCGTCCTCTGTCGCCGTCTTCGTGCTGTGGCATGGGTGACACATGGCCTGCCAGTTGGATCGATCCCAGAACAGGTCCATGTCACCCTTGTGAGGAACGATGTGATCAACGTCTGTCGACGCTGTGACACGTCCAACGCGCTCGCACTCTACGCAGAGCGGATGCTTAGCCAAGAAGCCCTTGCGCGCCTGTTGCCACTTGTAGCTGTAGCCGCGCTGGCTGCTGGTCTCGCGTTGCTTCTCCCGCGGATTCACTTCGAACTGCTTGCCTACATCCTTATGCGCGTCACAGTACCGAGGGTTGCGGGTCAATGTGTTGCAGCCCTGGGCATTGCATGGTTTCTGCGGCCTCAACGGCATGGTGTACCGTCCAGGTAAGTCTGGGGCGGTGCATCAGGGTCTTCTGGCTCTTCTTCACTCAGTGCGTCGATCAGAAGCGTCTGTTGCTCTGTCATCAGCCGAAGCAGTTCTGTCTGCTTGCGCATCTCTTCAAGGATCGCAGCACCGTTCGGCTGCAGAGCCACCTGAATGCCAGGTTGACTTACCAGCAAGTTGCACCCAATCCGCTGAGCAAATGGCTCAAGGCTCTTGGTCACTCGTTCGTGCTGAAGGACTGTCATAGGGTTCTCTGGGTAGATCACCAGTAGATCGCCCTTGCTCGGTGTCAGCTTTTGTATCTGGCTTAGCAATGAGTTGCTGTGCTTGTTCATATGCCACCTTGCTCCACTTCTTGAACTACTAACGCCGAAAGGCACACCCAATGCATCTCGCCACCAAACCCCGCAAGAAACCTGTTTGCGGTCAGATTGATACCGTTCGGCGGGATTCCTTGACAACCGCTCAAGCCGAGAAAGTCTGTGCCGATGTAAGATTTTGAAGCTTGGCAAGATAGCTCAGGAGGAGCCATGCCCGACTTGGACCAAATAATTAATAACCATCAAATACTCTCGGACACAGTCCTAAAGCTGAAGGCTATATACGCTTCAGAAGACCCGGTAGTTGTTGAGCTTTTGGAAAAACTTAATGACTCATTAGTTGCGCAGCACGAATGCATGACCCGTTTATATGAGCTATCCATTCTGAACGCTAATTTGGCCGAAAATTCGCAGCCCGTATTATGCTTGGTAAACTCGAATAGACGTTCGATTTTTTAAGCGTTTGCTTCCTTGAAATATCACTTTGATTTGCTACGTTGTATCTGCGCATCCACCTGGTCAGCACAGGTATCCAGCAGGTTGATGACACGATTTTTCAACGCCCAAAGATCGCCATTCAGGGCTAGCTCGTCGTCGCTTTCACTTACCCGCTCACACGGGACCATTTCCGGCGCTTCCAGTCTTACAGATGTCTTCTTAATCGCCACTGGCTGCGGACTTGCCGCGCAGGCCGTTAGGCAGAGGCTGAGGAGTCCAGGCAAAATCAGTCTTTCTGTTGGCTCTGAGCGTATCAACGGTCTTTTGTGGCTAAAAAAACGGCCCTTCAGCCCCCGAGCAATCCGATGGTACAAAGGGCGCCGCAAAGGCTGCGAAACTAGGGAAGGGCTGCGACCTTTAAAGGTGTTTGTCATGGATTGCCGCTCAAGTTTAAGCCCATCTGGCAGATACATTCGTAAAGCCCAACTCACAGTACATTACACAGGGATGACTTCATGAACTTTAGATCCTTTCGCATAGCTCCCAGGGCAGCTATTGCCTTTTCTATTATTACGGTTTTCGTACTGCTGCTGGGCGCCTTCGCCTTCGAGCAAATACGCGACCTTAGATCGACTCAACAGACCCTCGAGAACGACTGGTTACCTAGTATTCAAAAGGCTGACGATATTCAGATAGCATTGCTTCATACTCGACTGGAAGGTATCCGCTTACTTGCGTCGACAGACTCCGAAGTGTTCGACACCACAGCAGAGGCAATAAAAAGAAATCGTGATGAACTCAATACGCTAACAGATTACTACAGAAGATATTTAATTTCTGGAGAACAAGAAAAAGCACGATTTGAAGAAGCGTCCACACTGATGAAGCAATACCTTGACGGGTTAGACCATTTGGTTGGACTCGCTCGAGCAGATCGGGATGCTGCTATTGAGTACGCCAATGGTCCTCAAGCAGATAACGCCAAAAACTACCAGATTAAACTTACAGCCCTGCGCGATGTAAATTCCGAAGGAGTGAAAGAATCTGGCGAGCACTCTGCTGTCGTATATGAGCACAGCCTTAAAGTCATGTTTTTTATAGTCATCACTTCCCTTTTGGTCACAGTTTTACTTGCTTGGAGACTTACAAAAAGCATGTCTAGCCCCATAGGAGATTGCCTGGGTGTCGCTGAGGCCATAGCTAGAGGTGAATTGAATCGCTCCATCAACGTGTCTGGAAAAGATGAAGCCGCCGGTTTGATGCAAGCCCTCAAACAAATGCAAGAAAATCTTAGGCAGACGATTCAGGGTATCGTGAATTCTTCTGCTGAACTGACATCGTCAGCCACGCAGATGCAAACAGTCACCGACAAAGCTGGTTTAACTCAAGAACAGCAAAACGGCCAAATCGATCAAGCAGCCACGGCCGTTACCCAGATGAGCGCTGCCGTTGAAGAGGTGGCACGGAATGCAACATCCACATCTGAGTCGGCACGCGAATCGAGTCACGCGGCAAAACTTGGAAATAGTAAGGTGACTCAGACACTGGACGCTATGAAGCAACTCACTTCTCAGGTGGAAATTACCTCAGAACAAGTACAAGATCTTGCGGACCAGGCCCAGAATATTGCTGAGGTCGTCAGCGTAATTCAAGCGATCGCCGGTCAAACCAACCTGCTTGCATTGAACGCTGCCATTGAGGCAGCACGAGCTGGAGAGCAAGGCAGAGGCTTTGCTGTTGTAGCTGATGAGGTTCGTGCGCTAGCCCAACGCACGCAGGAATCGACTAAAAAAATCGAAAGCATGATCATTGCTATCCAAGAAGGTACTAAGGGTGCTGTGAGCTCGATGCAAACAAGTACATCTCAGGCACATGCTACGTACAACATAGCTCAGGAAGCGGGTAAAGCATTACAAGAAATTATGGACGCTGTACAACTTATTGAGGAGCGCAACATGCAAATTGCTACAGCCTCAGAAGAACAGGCCTATGTAGCAAGGGAGGTGGACCGCAACTTAATAAGCATTCGAGACCTATCTGGCGAAACTGAAAAAGGTACACACCACATAATGAGCGCAAGTAAGAAAATGTCAGGTTTGGCCGTCGACCTCGACGGCATGGTGAGAAAGTTTACACTTTAAGCTTGACTAAAAAATCATGTAGCCTGACCTAATCGAGTTGAATTAGGTCAGGCGCCAAGACTGTATTAGCATCCTTGGCACTCATGTCTTTACCACCACTGGTCGCGGGCTTGCCGCGCAGACCGTCAGGCAAAGGCTGATCAGCCCACTTACGAACAGCCGGGCTCTTACGCTTGAGGTCTTCAAAGTCTTTCCTCGCCTGTCGAGCCTTGTCTTCGCTGGCCTTGAGGCGCTGCTGTAGATCGGCCAGGTAGTTGGCATTACGCTTGGCCTCAGCCTGGAGCGTGGTGATTGTCTTCTGGCTTTCGGTGTTGGCTTCGGTTGCATCCTTGGCGGACTTCGTTTGCAGCGTTACCTGCCCTTCCAGCGCGATGACGCGATACTGCTGGATACTAACGAGCAGCAGAGCAACAAGGCCGATGATGATTGCAGCGGCAATAGCCTTCATACGGAATCCACCTTGCGGCCAATGAATCGGGTCACCAACTCGCGTATGGCCGTAACGCCGAGAAAGCCGATGGTTCCACCAGCGGCAACAGACAGACTGGGCGGCCATGTCATCCACTCTATCAAGCTTGAAGCAACCAAACTGAGGGCACCGCAGATCAACGCTTCAAAGAAGATCCGGCGTTTGCTGGTTTCTTTGGCGTCATAGAGGATGCGAAGTAGAGAGACGACGATGGCCATAATCATGCCCTGCCACAGTGGGTTTGAAATGGCCGCCACGATCCTGGCCCACGTATCTGGTTTGTCAGGCATGGTGCGCATCCGGTCTCAACCCTTTCGGGATCTACAAAACAAAAAACCCCAGCAATCGCTGGGGCTAACGATGAAAGTTATGCCGTGAATAAACTCACCAAAAGGCCATTACCTCGTTGCACTACGGGCCTTAGCGATCGCTCGATTGAACATTTCATCAAACAAAGGATGCATATCATAAATAAGCGATGCAGCTCAGTTGGCTCTGGGCAGTTTCTCAGCGTAAGGATCTGTGCCTCAGCGCCACGAAATCAAAGTGTCGAAATTCGTGGCGCTGGAGTTTCACCGCAAGAGCATGCTGATGATTCAGCAAGAGCCTGGGGATGAAATCATCGCGCCAGCATGATCATTCCTCTTCATCGAAAACGTTTGGCCCAAGCTCAACCGTAAGATCATCGCCGGCCCCAGCCGCCTCCAGAATCTCTTTTGGTGTCGACTCATGGAATGTCGCGATGTAGCTGTAGACCAAACCTTCGTCGCTTTCATTCGTGTCGATGGTTACGTATTGCTCCGCATGCTCTTCAGAGATTCCCAGAGCGTCTGCCACTGCTCGGTTGCTTTGCTCGCCTTCAAAACCATGACCCATAACCCTACTCCTTTGATCCGGCTCCATGCCGGTAATCATCTATAGCTCACGCCCAGCAGATTCGCCAATATCTACTACCCGCCGAGTCCAAATCAACCAGCCAAATATGCTAAAGCCACAGGTCAGCTCTTTTATTCACTACCATAGTGTAGCTTTTAAAAGCAGTTCGCATTTTTGCAGTTGCAACTCCCAAACCTCCACCCCTAGTTAATGCTCGGTCTAACCGCTTACGAGTAAGTGTAGAATTACAACCAATAAAAACTTTTTTGAGAACGCCGATATCAGAAAACTGAAGAAAATAGCGTTCCTTTTTTACGTCAAAATCGGCATCACAAAGACTGACTATTTGTCGACTTTCTTTTTCATACTTCCACTCTGAACTTTTGATATCTAGCTGGTCGAGCATATACGAATGCCGCTCTCTTTTAAGCATTTTCGAGTAAGATGCCAAGTCGAATTCAATTCGACCATGCTTGTATTTCACCTCGGCAAGCTGGCTCTCGTCTATTTCAAATGCCAGACACATTCCCCGGTGCTTGTCAGCGTAGTGCGCCCATTGAACGGGGCTAGCTAGGCTTTTGCTGAAACACAGCATCCCTAGTTCTTCGGAGACCCTAGCCCTCATATGGACAGCAAGTTTACGCAGCTCACGCTCAGTAGATGAATAGCAAAGCATTTCGAACGGATCATTCAAATCTTTAATTTCAGCTACCTTGAGCCTATTTTTTCTAATGTTTTCGAGGCCGAACTTCTCATTGCAGTAGTGATAATAAATCGCCAAGCTTTCCACCTCTTGCGTCCTGGCGCTTTCAAACCACATTTGAAAGCTTCTACAACACGTAATACCCCATCCCAAACCAATTTGCCACCACCGGACACGGAGGGCGGCGCATGCATGGAGATTGCCATGAAGATCGAAACAAGCACCGTGACCAAGCTGGTGATCTCGGACGTGCCCCGCCTCGATCCGATAACCGTTTTCCTCGAAGACTTCGGCCGCCGTGACTGCCCAATTGAAGGCAACCCCGGCTACCAGACAGCGCAGGGCAAAATCACCATCAACTGCTGGGACAACAGCTGGAACGCCTACTGGGGAGGAATGGGGCCGCGCACCGTTTCACAGTACGTGACCAATTGCGACTCTGGCTACGTTCTCAACTGCCTGATCAGAGGCCTCGACAGCATGCGATTCAGCGGTAATGCGCTCAAGGCGCTGGCCGCTAAGTGCGTGATCGAGCGGCGCCGCAATCGGAACATGCACACCTGGGAGCTTGGCTCGCTGGACGCAGAAGATGCCCGAGAGCTTTGGGACCGCATCGAAGACCTGAGCGGAATCGAAACCCAAAACGATTGCTGGCATCACAGCGAATTGCTGACGGCCCTGTTCGGTGATGAGTGGCATTACCCGGTCGGCGAGCGCGCCGTGGAGCGCAACCACGAATACGACTACCTGCTGCGCATCGTTGAAGCAGTTCAGCAGGCATTGGCTGAGCCTATTGCAGCAGTGGCCTAACCCCATCAGCTCAACCGGTACATTTCGCGTTATCAGTCATTCATGCGTCTGAACCAAAACTGAAGCTCATCCACTACAGTTGAAAGCTGGATCTGGTCACCAACGGAAAGCTTGCGAGCCTTGACTAGAAACAAACCTTGCCTATCAGGATCCTCTAGACCGTCTGTGCTCATGAGCTGGTCGAGCTGACGAATCCAAATGCTTGAACTCTCGTCAAACTGAGATCTATCGAACCGATCCAAGCCCTGACGACACTCAAAGAAAGCTGTCGCAATAGACTGATCTTCGCCATTTGGGTGCGGCAGCATCAAAGCTGAACGGGCAGATGCAAATTTCTCTGCAGCGTAGCTGAAAGACATATTTTCTCCTCGATCCGACTCCATGTCGGGCAGCACACCAATACCCCACTTCAACGACTCACGCCACCCCGGCGAGGATGAACCATGTCCGAAAAAACCATTGACCCGAAAAAGCTCGAGCGGGCTATCCGCAAGATCAAGCATTGCCTGGCGCTTTCGCAAAGCTCGAACGAAAACGAAGCAGCCACTGCGATGCGCCAGGCGCAGGCACTGATGCGTGAATACCACCTCAGCGAAACGGACGTAAAGGTCAGCGACGTTGGCGAGGCTGAATCCTCAATGTCGCGCGCTGCACGCCGCCCGTTATGGGATCAACAACTGAGCGCCGTTGTGGCCAAGGTGTTCAACGTCAAGGCCCTGCGTTACATCCATTGGTGCGAGACCAAAAAGAATCGCGTCGAGCGTGCGAAGTTTGTGGGGGTGAGCCCTGCCCAGCACATCGCTCTATACGCGTACGAGACTCTTCTTGCGAAGCTGACGCAGGCTCGGAACGCATACGTTTCCGGGGTTCGTGCCGGCAAGTTCCGGAGCAACTATTCGGCACCCACTGCTGGCGATCACTTCGCCATAGCCTGGGTGTTCGCGGTCGAAAGCAAGTTGCAACAGCTGGCCCCGCGTGGTGAAGAAACAACAACGCCTGACTACCAAAGCGCAGGACAGGGGCTGGTAGCAGTAGAAGCCCAGCACCAAGCGCTGATCGATAGCTACCTCGCAGACAAGCAGATCGGCAAAGCCAGGAAGGTCAGAGAGGCAGAGCTCGATCTCAACGCCCAGATCGCGGGAATGCTGGCCGGCACCAAGGTCGACTTGCATGCAGGCCTGGCCAATGGTGCCGAGCATGCGCCGGCCCTGGGCTCATAGCAGAAGTTATTGAAGGTCGCTTTAATCAGCATACAGTGAATTGCGGCACTTCTTCATAGGTCTACGCATCAGCCGTGCGGGGCATGAAGATAGCTGCTCCACGCTTCAAAGGCGCTAATCTGGAGTTTTGCGGCATCATCCCATTGGGCTCCGCAAACCTCTTTAGCAACGACCAGCATCATCATTTTGGCGGTAGTTGCGTCAACTTGGAGGAGGAGTTCGTGACACCTAAATCTGAATTCATCAGAATCGCGCATGCGTTTTGCCCAGCGACGCGCGTGACCAGGAGCTCCGGACTTCTCGTACGCGTCTGGTTAAACAGACTCCCCGCATACTCATTAATTCCGCCAACGATGCGACTTCAGTTTAGGAAGACCCTATTTTTTCAGTAACATATTGGTTTTTCCGACCGACGAAAGCTCAGCGGCGTGTGACTCGAGCCAGACCTTAGCCTTTTCCATACCCCAAGCAGAGGCCTGAGTCATCGTCTGGCCCGGGCGAGTGTCAAAGGACTCTTCGAACAGCATTGCTCCATTGGGGCAATATATGCCGATAAAGAGCTGTATTGAGCCAGCGCTCGACGTCCTAACTTGGACGTTTGCCGTGCCTCGATCCTGCAAGCGAAACTCGCTGGATCGGGAATGAAGGAGCGGGTTTGCCCATTCCCAAAACACTTGGCCTCTTACTCTCATAGCGCCCCCCAAGCATGTAAGCGGGCGATTATGCATCCTTTGGGAACTAATACATATCCCATTCACAAAATGCAAAACGAACGGCCGTCAGAAGTCACAAAATGCGTTCAAGCGTTACAGCGTAGGTATAGGACCAAGCCAGTTTGGACACTCCACAGTAGCCATCCCCTCTCAATCAATTCAATGTCAGCCGCGTGTGCGGCAAGGATGAAGTCATGCTCGAAAAAAGTTTGATAGGCCCTGTCGAAGTCAAGCGTGACGAGGACGGCTACTGGTATCACCCAGGCGTTCCTGATTTCGATGAAAGTGTCGCAGCTTACAAGGAGTGGGTTTCAGCCCAACGAATTGAGATAACTGGCTGGCACATGGATTCCGATTTGGAATCCCACCCGTATTTTGACGGCGAGGCGGCTAATTGCCTCGGCTGGGAACCTGAAACACCCGCCGGCCCGGACTGGTTCCTACTGGGCATATTCGATACGGACGACGGCCCATACGTTCAGTGGGCTCGCCGTGCGAACCTCACTTCAAAATCTTGATGGCCACCACCGCTGCAGTGACGGCTAACCCGAATATCAGACCACCGATCAACATAATCGGATCGTACATTAGATGCCCCGTTTACTAGAGCGCCCCCTTCACAAGATGACGCGGGCGGCGATTGTCGCCTACATGATCATAAAAATCAGCTCCCCTCTGTCGGTCATCGCCATGCCGTACTTGAGCCGGCCTAGGTACTGCTCGTGCATTGAGTAGACCCGGTCATCGATGATTCTGAAAATCATCGTTGTCTCAGACCAGATATTGCCGTCCACCGCCCGCCTGCCGAGCCTGGCATTGCGCGGGCCGTAAACCTCATCCGCCGTCGTGGTGCATTCCATGACCTCTCCTTGGTGCTGCCCCAGCTCCTGCTGGCTGCGTGGACCATAGCAGTGAACTACAAAACCCGCCTGATAAATCCTTCCGCCGCGTAGCGCGGCCTGGAGCCAAGAAAATGAGAAAAGAACTGATCAAGATCAGTGAGTTTCAGCGTCGGCGCTGGGGCGAGAACGGCACGCCGCCCTGCCCTCAAGCGATCCGAAATTACATCCGCAACGGCCAGCTGCCAGGTGAGCAAATTGGAAAGCTCTGGTATATCGACTGGGCCGCCTACAACAAAGCAGCAGGAAATGACCTGATCGCGATGGTATTGAAAGGAGCTGCATGATGGTCCCCCGGCCGCGCAACAAATCAAACAAGGGCCTGCCCCAAAATCTGTACATGGACGACCGGCGCGGAACCTATCGATATCGCAGGCCGACTGACGGCAGGTGGTTTCAGTTTGGGACCGACCGAGTCAAAGCGGTCGACGCGGCCAAGCAACTGAATCTGGCATTCATGCAGGGGGCCGATCTGGTCGAAACGGTACTGGGCTTGACCTCTGAATCGTTTGCAGGATTTCTTGATCATTATGAAGCCACCGTACTGCCGCCGAGGGAGCTCGCAAAAGGAACGCTTCAGCTGTACGCGGTTCACTTCCGGCGATTCCGGAAAGCGTTTGAAGGCAAGGCCGTGGATCAGATCAGCATCCGCATGGTTGCTGTGATGCTCGACGAATTGACGCCGCGTACCGCCAATCAGTGCCGAGCCCTGCTCATCGACATATTCAACCACGCCGCCGCTAAAGGCTTGTGCCCGGACAATCCTGCGGCCAGCACCATCAACCGAATCGAAAAGAAACAGCGCAAGCGCCATACCGTCGAGGGGCTGAAACTGATTCGCGAGAAGTCGCCGGCCTGGCTACGGAACGCGATCGATCTGGCACTGATCACAGCCCAGCGCCGAACCGACATTTTGGACATGAAGTTTGAGGACGTGCGGGAAGGCTTTCTGTATGTCATCCAGCAGAAGACGGCCAAGGCCAGTGACGCAGCCTGGATTCGATTCCGAGTGACGCCAGAGTTGCAGGCTGTCATCAGTCGGTGCCGGGACAACGTGGCTTCGCCCTATCTCGTTCACCGGCGCCCGGAGCGCCTGAAGCAAAAGCAGGCCCAGACCAAGGACCACTGGACGAAGATCGAAGAGCGATATTTGACACGCGCGTTTAAGGCAGCGCGAGAGGATGCTGGGTGCTACGCGGATTGGAGTGACGAGGAAATGCCGGGCTTTCATGAAGTGCGGGCACTGTCACTGCACCTGTACAAGAAAGCCGGAAAGGACGGGCAAAAGATCGCCGGGCATGCAAGCGAGGATATGACGAAAAACTATCAGAAAGACCACGCCGAAATTGTCTGGTCAGAGGCAATCCCCGACCTCGATATCAGCCAGTTTTCGAATTAG